GACAAATATTTATTTATCGTAGACATGTCGTCCATCATCGGAGGTATGATATCGACGCCCGTAACATTTATCCCATCCAAATTAATTACAAATACCGGACAATACACTTCTGCATCACCCGCCTGAATATCTCCATCCGTTACCGGCATACTAGGCACTGCCGGATTACTTGCCGCTGGCGTACCCTGCACAACCGCCCATTCTCCTGACTCAATGTTTCGTGACGAGTCATATGTATATTTGACTGCAATCACATCTTTTCTCTTCATTCCTTGATTACCATTGTTGATAGTTACCTCATCGTAAACCCCAACTTTAACAGTAAAGAGAGCACCCTGAAACATCAGCGCGCCATCTTTGATACGGATTTTATTTGAGCTCTGCACTTCCGGTGTCAGCATACTTCCCGTATTAAGGATACAGGCATTCTCCCCAAAAATACCCTGTTGAAGCTGCCGAACCTGCTGTGATGTGATGTGCGGCTTCCCCGATCTTCCTGTTACTAATTCCATAATTAATCATCTCCTTCTACTTTATATTCAAGAGAGGTCTTTCCTCCCGCTACCCGGTAAATCTTTTTTGCAATCGGCTTTGCCGCATACATCCCCGTGCCGTAATCACGCCCGCCGATAATATCCCCAATCTCAACATTCATTTTTAACTGCTCAACATTCATTTCAAAAATAGTTCTGTTCATAAGCTTCGCCAGCTTTTCTCTTCCTTTTTCTTCCAACTCATCACGCTCTGCTGACGTATTTTCATATACCCCACAAACTTCCCTGATTCCTGTATAAAACAAATCTCTGCCAATACTGCCGTCCTCCTGGACGTACAGATCAATCACCTGCCGATCCTGCAATTCGCCTTTTCCAAGGCAAATCAAATGATTGATACCGTTTTTATTTTCATCAAATGTAAAGTTCAACCTGCTGTCCTGTGACAGTTCAATTTTTTCCGAGTAGTCCTCAATCGGTACTGCCGACAATTCCACGTATCCGGGTTGCCCTCTCTCCTGCTGTACATACCGTATCTGTAACCGATACCCGACACTTTTTAACATCTTTGTGAGACCCGCCAGTAAAGTACAGTACCTATCAAATTGATAATCAGTTACAAATATTCCCGTATCACTTCGGGACACAACAAAATAATCACCGAAATGTTCTGCGATCAGACCATCTAACACCACACTCAGTTCACCGGATACTTTCTTATAATCTTGCCCGGTGGGGGGACGAATGATTTTCTTTTCCAACATTCCTCTCCACGTCCTGCCAAATAAAGATATTGTGCTGTCTGTCGTGTTTATCTTCTTCCTCCCGATAATACCGCCAAACTCTGTATCATTGATGTAAAACACATTCCCATACTTATATCGGTCATCCCACTGATCGCGCCGAATCTTGATTTCATAGTCGTTTTCATCCGATCCAATCGCCATATCAATTTCCGCTCCCATCACTGGACGGATATCCCGGAAATTCTGATCCGCAAGGATCAACTGCCTTTCGTCTTGCATTTCGGCTCGCTCCTTTCGCAGTATAATTTAAGATCGAAGCCGAAACTTCCTGGCCAAACAACACGGATATTTCCCGGCGCAATCAGATCGAATACTGACTGTTGCTTTGCTCGGGAATCATAAATATCCTGTCGGACTCCATCCGACCTATATTTAACAATCGTATTATTCCGGCTATTGATCTGCATGTAATCATTCTCGTCCAGAGATGTATAAACTTGATACGGATGTCCATTAATTAAGATCATCGGATCTGTCACAGGCCCGAAAACCGTCAGAAGAAATTCGCAGGGGGCAAAATGATCTACTGTCCAAATCAAATCACTGCCATATGGCATTGTGTAATCATAGTTAAAATCATACTCATAATCTAAATGCCCCTCTGGATCATCCCCCGATATAATCTGCTGGAAAGATCTTGATACCTCGTGAATCCAAAACGGATGATCCGTCACAACGGTAAGATTTTTAACCTGTATCGGAACACCCATAAACGCATCCGTTTTTATATCGCCGGATATATAGCAGGACAAATACTGATCTCCAATATACAGCCGCCCCGGTTTGTGGTTTATGATGTCTTTTACAACGATGCTGTGGAAATTATTCAGGATGTCCGCAAATTCCTCATCTGAATCCGCGGTTACAGTAACCGTAATGGGATATGTGGCCATTTCTCTTGTAAATGACGTTATTTTCCCATTATCTGTATCTGCATCCCATGAATAGTTGAATAACTCTTGATACTTCAGAATCACATTTTCAGAGTCGAGGAGAATCTTTTCGTTTAAATGATTAATGTAATACACATCCATTTACAGAATCCCCCTTTCTCGCAAATGCTCATCCATAATTCTGCCGAGTTCCCTGCTGCCCACTGATAAAGTAAGTTCCCTGACCGCAGATTTCATACACTTTTCCATCTTATTGTAATCAATCCCCGGATCGTTACTATACGCCTTGTTCTCCTCTGCTGTCAGGACACGCTCTCCTTTGTGCAACACTGCCTGATATCCGTCGTAAGGTACGTTATCAAGTCCGTTATAGTGAGAATATCCCTGCGCTGCTGAAATCGCAGCGTTAATGCCACTTGTTATTGCGTTCGTTGCTAATGTGATCGACAGTGTCCTCGCTCTCGTGGCGTTGTTCGCTTCCTCATCAATCGCCCGTAAATCTGCGATTGTTCCGTCTTTATTAACCTTTACCTCACAAGGTGTTCCGTTTAAAATCGCAATTCCTTCCCGCGTGCCGTCTGCCGACTTTTTAATGTCCGACAAGGAGCTCACAACATCCCCATTCGCATTGACGAGTTCACCGTTCTTCTCTTTCAGTCCATCTAAGGATGTTCCCAGCATCTCAAAAGACCCTTTTCCGCTCAGTGCCATCTCCATCGTCGCAGCTTGGATTTCTTGCGAATATCCAACAAGTGTTCCAGATGCTTCGTTGTAGAGACCGACAATCTTCCCTGTTGCCTGATCATAATTGACCACGATATCCTCATTTGTGCCTTTTTCCATGTTATATAGGGTATAACATCCTGACTCTGTAATTTGCTCTAACCCCGCATACCTTTCCTGTACCTTTTGCAGATATTCAGCATTCCTTTCCTCCTCTCCTGTGAGGATCTGACCATTCAAGTCGCTGATTCCCTCCAGTAATTTCGGGTTGTATTCTTCGATAATTCGTAGATATTCGTCGTAAAGGTCACGCTGTTCTGTAATCTTTTTCTGCTTATCCTGCTCTAAATTTGCGATCTGTTCTTCATAATACGCCCGATCTTCTTCCTTGCATGTGCTAAGTTTACTCTGCAGTAGCTGTATTTCTGTGTCGTAGGCCGCTTGAATCTGTACGATTTCATCATCTCTGATCTTCGCTTTCTCTTGTAAAAGTTCCGATGCACTTTCAAGATCCATCGTTCGCACTCGAGCAGCAAACTCATTTTTTGCATAAAGGATTTCCTGCTCTGTTCCTCCCAGCGCTTCCAACTCAATCTGACGTATCCGTTCGTTTTTACTTTGGATGTCTGCAATTTCCTGCTCATTCAACTGTCGTTTTTCATTCGCTGCGTTTTGCTGGATCGCAAGAATTTCACCTTGTAACGTCTGTACTTCACTAATCTGCGCATCACTTGATTGCGACAACAGTTCCAGTACTTTCTGTTCGCTTTCATCAATCACCTGATCATCTGCGATGAACAGGTCTTTCAGTCCGCTTTGCGCCTCCTCTTTCCTGTTTTCGATCGTCGAGATTACTTCGTCACATATACCATTGACCCGTTTCGTAAACCCATCGGTTTCCTCCTGTGTCATGATTCCGTCAAATCCGATCTCGTGCAAGTACACACTGAATTCTTGGACCTTTTTCGTAGATTCTTCCACGGCTTCCTGAAATTCAGGACTTAACTCATCGCTGAATTCTTTATGTACATACCCCATTTCTTCCAGTTCATCTTTCGTGTACCTTGTAACTCCCTGCAGATCTGCCAGTGCTTCTTCCAGCCATGACATTTCCTCTCTCGATTTAAGGACTGTGGAATTGAGCACATCGCTTTGCTCATGAAGAGCATATACTCCGGCGCCAACCGCTGCTAAACCTGCCGCAAGGGGTGCACATGTTCCCAGAGCGCCTGTAAAGCTTTTTGCAAGCACAGATCC